GCATACTTTTTTGAGTAGTCCGCCTTTGAAATCATGTCGTCTATATATAACTCTGACAACTTGGATAGTTTTTTTTGTAAAGCCTTTAATTGCACATCTTGGTTTGCTTTGGGTTCTTGCCGCGGCTTGGCTTGCAATTTGATCTGTATCTGCTCGTCTATTGTCGACAAGAGATAATCTTCGATTTTCCATTCGACAGTAAAATTACCGTTGTTGCATCCTTTTCTCTGGGCAGACCCTTGACAATAGTAAGAGTAAGAACACGCCCCGCTTGGCCGTGGAGACGGATGCCCTGTCATTCTGCGTCCGCATTCCCCGCAGACTATTAGCCCTGAGAAAATATACGTTCGATTGTAAGGGGATTTTCGCGTCACCCTGGTGCGTAAGTCTTGCACACGCTGAAATTCCTGCGGTGTTAAATACGGGGGTAATTTTATCCCGTGCCAGTCTCCCATGTATCCTGTGTTGTCCAACATTTGGCTGGCCGTTTGGTATTTAAGTTTTAATTCCGGTACTGCGTCCATCGCTTTTGTTATGGAGCCGGTTTCCAAAAATGTAGAAAAATATCTCCGTATAACCGGCTCCGCTTCTTTGTCTATAACAGCAAATTTTCCTTCGATTTTGTAGCCTTTTGGCAGATGACCGGTGCAAACCTCATTTCGATCTTTTTTTGCATCAAGCACTTTTTTTATGCGTTCACTGGCGCGGTCAGCTTCGTCCTGTGCTACGGAAAGCATAATGTTAATCTTCAACCGGCCTGCGGCTGTAGACGTGTCGTAGTCCTCATAAATCGTTTTCCACGACACGTTGTGGGCTTCAAGGATTTCTTGCACTTTGTAATACTCGCCGATGTTACGAAACCACCGGTCCAGCTTTGTGACAAGAATAATGTCTACCTCATCATGCTTTACGGCTTCCAGCAGTTGAAGCATGGCGGGACGCTTTTCAATCTTCTTTCTGGCGGAAAACCCGGCATCCTGGAAAACGCCTACCACCTTCATATTGTGGGCTTTGGCGTATTCTTCGAGGTCGTTCTGCTGATCGTGAATAGACAGGCCAAACTTTTTCTGTTCTTCTGTGGACACACGCGGGTATAATGCTGCCCGCAATACTACATTCATTGTTCATCTCCTCCCTTATCTGGCGACAATGTATACTTTTTTGCATAGCGAAAATACATCATCAAAATAGCGGCAAAAAAGCCAATACCGACTGCAAGAAGCAAAAAGACGATCCATGCGAATATGCTGGCCTCTCCGCCCTGAATAAGCCCCTGGTGGGGGATACGGTAGTCAAAAAAGATATATCCCACGATAACAGCCATAAATATGGCACACAAAAGCGTAAGGCCATAAATAGCAAATTTTGTGTCCCGCGATTTCTTGCGGTGGTAGTTAATGGTTTTTGCCATCTGCTCCATGCCGCCCTCAAGATGGGCTATCTGCACATCGGCATCATGCAGCTGCTTTTGGTGCGCCAGCTTTTCGTTGGCTTGTGCTAACTCATCTTCCGTTGTCACTTCTTTTTCAATCCCGAAATATTCATCCATTGAAACGCCAAGCGCGGCACAAATTAAACCCATTTTGTACACGCTCGGCTCCTTTGATGACGCGGAGAAAAAATTGCTTATGGTTGATGCTGAAATGTCCGTCATGTCGGACAAATCTTGTATAGTTAAATTCTGTCGGTCTTTTGCATCTTTGCACAAATCCTGTAATGTTTTTACCATTTTCCCCTTTTACTCCTTTTTCGGGCAGGAGAATTCCAATTCTGGTTTGCCGCAAACGGTAATTATCCGAATTTGGTATTGCCCTGCCAAACCCTGATTTGTTAGTGTGAACGTGCAGCCGGAAAGCCGGGAGGCCACCGGCGAGAATAGCCCCGCTGTCCGTTGCGGGAGCAGCGGGGCTATTTAACAAAGGCCCACATATAAACACTTCCCCCTGAAATATTTTTTAATTTGTTGCCCATTTGTGGGCAACAAACAGCTTGTGCGTAACTATAAGTGTACAAATTTAGTTGTACACCGAGAAAATAATATGTCAAATTAAGAAAGGGGAGAGAAATGTATTGTACCAAAACAGCGGGGCGTGATAAAATGGATTTGGCAGCAGTTGCAACACAAGACGTGTTGGGGCTGCTCAAGAAAAAAATACTGCTTCTTACCGATAACCAGTTGGACGAGTTGATTAAGGTGGTGGAATATGAGTTGTCAAAAAACGAGCGCTGATTACTTGGCAGATAACGCAAACGTGCGCAACATGAGCGATGCAGATCACAAGGAAATACAAATGGCGCTCGTGTTTCAAAGTATTGAAAACGAAAACCGGCTTGAACGCATAGAAAAGTTACTTCTTGTTCTGGCCGCATCGACGCTGTTTAACGCAGTAGCGATACTATTAATGCAGCTATAGCAACAAGCAGAGAGAGCAAAGGTATCCAATTCTTAGACAACCAGTCTTGATTGGACTTTGCTTTCTTTTCTTTTTCTTTTTTAATGTTCTCCGGCGCACACTTATCGTATTTTTTCAAATACTTATTGTAGCAATATTCACTTACACCGTATGCCTCATGTCGAGGCTGTCTATTAAGCTTCCCCATTTTTTAGCATTTCATCTACAATCCCTAATATCATTTCGCGCTGGCGATCTGATAATTTGGGGAGTTGGGTATACAACCGAGTTATTTTGTCATCATAGCCCTCGCCCTCTGTGGCGGGGGCTTTTTTTGCGCCCTCCGGCGGCAGGACGGGCAGTTCGTCACCGTCCAGCTCCGCAAGCGTGATGCCAAAATGCTCGGCGATTTTTTGGCGTGTCTTTTTGTGGGGGATATTCCCTCCGTCAATCCAGTTTTTTACTGAAGACTGACTGCACTGCAATTCTTTTGCAAGTTGATAGTTTGAAAAGCCAACTATACTTTTTATATACTTCAAGTTTGTAGCAAAAGGCACAAAAGTAACCCTCCAAATTTGTACATAGTGATACTCCAAATTATATTGACTTATGCTGCAAGTTGGAGTAATATAATATTCGTGTACAGGCAATAAAAACCTGCACCACCCCGATAAATAGGGCTGGCGTGATAGGAAAGTTTGTAGCAAAACCAAACTATCACAAATACTCTAATTTGTCAAGAAAACAATCTAACTTTGGAGGTGATATTTTGGGATTTGGTGAAAACCTCGCACGGTTGCAGGAGGAACACGGCGAGACGAGTTACCGACTGGCAAAGGCTATCGGCGTACATCAGACGTCCATTACGAACTGGAAGAACGGCATCAAGCCGCACCCGAAGCACGCGAAGCTGGTTGCAAAGCACTACGGCGTGAAGGTGGAGGAGCTGATGGGGACGATGCCGCAGGTGTAAGAAAAAGCCCCGCCCAGTGGTTGCGGCACTGGACAGGGCATCTCCGAAACATCTACCAAAATGTTCTGCGGATAGTATACCACGACCGCAGAGGAAAGGCAAGAGGTTATGACATGTGCTGAAATTGCCGTGATGTTATGGGCACGGCAGAACGGAATGGAAATTATCAAGGTCGAGTACATTCGACAGGAGGAAACGACATGAGTTGGTTTGCATGGACGCTGGCGTTTATCGGCGCGGCGTGGCTGAGCTGGGCTATCGTCAAGGGCGTGGAGGCGCTGGGGCGATGAGGGAGCGGAACAGGCGGGCGCGGGAATACTCCCGGCTATGCCGCACCAGGCGATGGTGCAGGCGTATGTGGGCAGTGGCAATCGTCCTGTGGGTGATGCTGCTGGTGCTGGTGGCGTGGTGCCTGACGCTGCCGCCGGTGCAGGAGGACGTGGTGCAATCGCCGCCCACGGCGGAGATCGTGGAGCCGGAGCCGGAAAACTTGCTGGTATGTGACATCACCGGGTACTGTGCGTGCTGCACACCCTACGCCCACATGAACCGCAACGAGGCGGGACAGGTGCTCACCGCCTCCGGACGGTGGGTCAGCATCGGAGAGGCGGTGGCGGTAGACCCAGACGTTATCCCGCTGGGCAGCACTGTAACGCTGGGCGGCAAGACTTACATAGCAGCCGATACTGGTGTGTACGGCTACACGGTGGACGTGCTGATGAGCCACGAGGACGCGGCGCAGGCCGGTGTGGTGAAAGCGCTGGTGAAGTGGGAATGATCGGGCTGGTGAACCGGACGGCTCCGCCCTGCAAGGGCTGCCAGCGCAGACACGAAAGGTGCCACGGGGAGTGCGAGGACTATAAAGCGTTCCGGCGGGACGTTGAGGCCAACAAGGCGAAACGGTACGCATCGTACAGCGAGGCCGATTTTTACAGCATGAACAGCGCAAGGCGCGAGAACGCCAAAAAGGCGATAAGAAAGAGGGATGGAAGATGAAGGTCTATAAGGCAACAGACAAGGACATGAAGTGCCGTGGATTCCAGTATACGCTTGGCAAGACGGCGGAGGTCGATGGCGACATTGAACTATGCGAGAGAGGGCTTCATGCCTGTGAGATGCCGCTGGATGTGCTGGGCTATTACGTGCCCGGTGATGGCTCCCGGTATTTTGAAGCGGAGCTGGATGAGGTCAGTAACAAGAAAAGCGACGATACGAAACGCGTCGGCAAGAAACTGACATTAAGCGCGGAGATCGGTATTCCGGGGCTTGTCAAGGCCCAGGTGGAGTACGTCAAGGCGCAGTGCGACTTTGACAACGCCATCAAAAAGGCAGACGCTGAAAAGAAAAACCACGCCACCGGCGAGAGGGGCGCAGCATCCGCCACCGGCGAGAGTGGCGCAGCATCCGCCACCGGCGAGAGGGGCGCAGCATATGCCACCGGCGATAGTGGCGCAGCATATGCCACCGGAGATAGTGGCGCAGCATCCGCCACCGGCAAAGGCTGCGTGGCCATGACCACCGGCTTTTATGGCCGCGTCATGGGAGGTCGTGGAAACGCCATTGTGTGCGTTGAAAGAAAGAACAATGGAGGAATTGCCACTATTTTGTCTGGCATCGTGGATGGCGAAACGCTGAAACCGGGTGTGTGGTACACCGTTAAGAACGGCAAGTGGACGGAGGTGTAGCGATGAACCGACTGAAGGAACGGCGGCTGGAGCTGGGGCTGACGCAGGAGGCGGTCAGCGGCATTCTGAAGCTGGCAGACCCACGGATGGACGTGAGCATGGTGAGCCGGTTTGAAAACGGCGTGTGCCTGCCCACGGAGGAGGTCATGACAGCGCTGGAGGCGGCGCTGCGGGCCAGCAGGGCGTATCTGTTCGGCGAGGAAGAGAAAGCGGAATTGCCCATGCGGACGGCGGAGACGGAGCGGATCGCCTGTCTGATCCCAAAGGGGCGCAGGAATGCCATCAGCCGGGAAGACCTGGCGGCGGCGCTGCACACCACCGACCGGAAGATGCGAAAGGCCGTGGCCGAGGCAAAGACGCAGGGAGTGATGATCTGCAACGACGGGGACGGATATTACCAGAGCGACGAGTTGAGCGACCTGTGGCGGCAATACAGGCGGGAGACGGCGCGGGCTATGTCCATCCTCAAGGCGCGGAAGCCTATGCGGGAAGTGCTGAAATCGGCGGGGAGGCCGGTATGAGCGTGTTTGACTACAAGGAGCCGCGGGTGGAACCGAAGCCCTACAAGGCGCCGCGATGCCCGGTGTGCGGCGAGGAAACAGATACCCTGTACAAGAATATTTACGGCGAGACCGTTGGGTGCGATGTGTGCATCCGAACGGTGGACGCATGGGAGGAAAAGAAATGAGCTTGAGTTTATACCACATTGACCAGGCGCTGGAGGCGCTGATCGACCCGGAGACCGGGGAGCTGCTGGACTACGATGCTTTCGAGCAGTTGCAGATGGACAGGGAGCACAAGATCGAGAACATGGTGTGCTGGTCCAAGAGCCTGGACGCGGAGGCAAAGGCAATCCGGGACGAGGAAAAGGAGCTGGCGGAGCGCCGCCGCACGATGGAGCGCAAGCGTGACCGGCTGCGGGGCTACGTTGACCGGGCATTGGACGGGCACCCCTTCCAGACGGCGAAGTGTTCCGTTACCTATCGCAAGAGCACGGCGGTGGAGATCACCAACATGGAGGAGCTGGTGCGGTGGTGCATGGACAACGGCTATGACGGCAAGGTGACGTATGCCGCGCCCACGGTGGCCAAGAGCGACATTGCACCGCTGTTGAAAGCCGGTGTTGCGGTGGACGGTGCGGAGATCTCCGAGCGGATGAACATGGGGGTGAAGTGATGGAGAACCTGGCTATCTATAACGCGGTACGAAGCGTGCCGGACAGTGCCAAAAGGCAGATCGGCGCTGGCCGGTTAAAGGGCAAGACGGACATCAACCCCATGTGGCGGCTGAAGACCCTGACGGAGCAGTTCGGCCCCTGCGGCATTGGCTGGAAGTACGTCATCACAGACAAGCGGCTGGAACAGGGCGCAAACGGTGAAGTGGCCGCGTTTCTGGACATTGACCTGTTTGTGAAGGTAGACGGCGCATGGTCGGAGGCTATTCCCGGCACAGGCGGCAGCGCGTTTGTGGCGAAGGAAAAGAACGGCCCTTATACCTCTGACGAGTGCTTCAAGATGGCACTAACGGATGCTATCTCCGTGGCCTGTAAGGCGCTGGGCTTTGGCGCGGACGTGTACTGGGAGGCGGACAGGAGCAAGTACGACAAGCCTGCACCTGTAACATACCCTAAAGGCACTGTCATCTGCGAGAGCTGCGGTATGCCCATTAAGAGCGTGACGTGCCAGGGCATTAGGTATTCCCCGGATGACATCTCCGACAGAGCGCTGGACAGATACGGAAAGCGGCTGTGCTGGGGCTGCATGAAGGCGGCCAACGCAGCGGAGAAGAAGCATGAGTGACCTGGTAAATGACATCCGAGACAAGAGCCGGATGTTGGACGTGGCCATTACGGAGCTGAAACGGCGTGGGCAGAAATATGCGGAGGCCGAAAAGGCGTACCGGGTAGCTCTGGCCAAACAGATACTTACAGAACGCGACAACGGCGTGCCGGTGACGATCATTTCTGACATCTGCAAGGGCAAGGCGGAGATCGCCGCGCTTCGGTTTGAGAGAGACTGTGCAGAGGTGGTATACAAGTCCGCTATGGAGGCCATCAACTCCATGAAACTGCAAATACGGTTGCTGGACAACCAGCTGGACAGAGAGTGGGGTGCGGCGAAATGAACAAGCTGCACATACAGCCCTGCTGGACGTGCAAGAAGTGCTACGGCGACTGTAGCTGGTCGAGGAAGGCCCCGGAGCCGGTGCCCGGATGGGATGCTACGCCTACGGTGAAGAAAAAAGGAGGCCGCAAGGCGGGCATCATGCACAGCTACGCCATTCACAGCTGCCCGGAATACGAGTGGGACGGGACGGAGGAAGCGCATGGAGAGTAAGAGATGCTTTTTGTGTGGCAGGAATGACCCCGGCGATCCGTTAGAGAAACATCATCTGCTGGGCGGCGCGAACCGCAAGAAGAGCGAGAAATACGGTCTGGTGGTGTACCTGTGCGGCAACAGGTGCCACAGGAACGGAAAGACAGCCGTACACCGCAGCGGCGAACAAATGCGCAGGCTGCGGCGGTACGGCCAGCTCAAGGCCATGCAGGAGCAGGGCTGGACGGAAGAGGACTTCCGGCGAGAATTTGGAAAAAGTTACTTATAAGGAGATTTGATATGCTGAACAAGATTTTTGTCATGGGTAGATTGACACGGGATCCTGAGCTGCGGCGCACCAATAACGGTACCGCCGTTGCCAGCTTTGCACTGGCGGTAGACCGGGACTTTAAGAACGCAGACGGGACCAAGGACACGGACTTCATCGACATTGTGGCGTGGCGCGGTACGGCGGAGTTTGCTTCCAAGTATTTCACCAAAGGCCGCATGGCGGTGGTGGAGGGGCGGCTGCAGATGCGTGACTGGCAGGACAAGAACGGCAACAACCGCAGAAGCGCCGAGATCGTGGCGGACAATATGTATTTTGGCGACAGCCGGAAGGACATGGACGCGCATGGAACGTTTCCTCGGACGGACGTCAAGAGTCAATTCATGGAGATGGACGAGGACGACATGTCAGATCTGCCTTTCTAAGGGGGTGACGTGAATGGGAAAGATGCAGGAGGAGTGGGGTCAATGGGCAAGTGCTACGTGAAAGCCTACTATGACTGGATAGAGCAGACAGCGGCGCTGTCCGATGCAGAGCGAGGCCGTCTTTTTATCGCCATTCTGGAGTACGCAAGAACAGGCATCCCGCCGGAGTTGGAGGGCGCGGAAAGCATACTGTTTCCGGTGTTCCGGACGATGCTGGACAGGGACGATGAGCTTTCCGCTGAACGGTCAAGGAACGGGGCGAAAGGCGGCAAGCAAACGCAAGCAAGCGCAAGCAAAATCAAGCAAACAGAAGCAAACGCAAATGACCCCAAGCCTACTAAGACAAAGAAAGAAGACAAAGACAAAGACAAAGACAAAGACAAAGACAAAGACAAAGACTTATTCCCACCTTACGGTGGGAGTACGCGCGCGAAGCGCTTTACCCCACCCACACTGGCAGAGGTTCAGTCCTACGTGGCTGAACGCCATTCGGCGGTAGACCCGCAAGGCTTTATCGACTTCTACGAAGCGAAAGGCTGGATGGTTGGCAAGACCCCCATGAAAGACTGGAAAGCGGCTTGCCGAAATGCGGAGAAGTGGGAACGGTGGGGGCATGCCCCTGCTGCACTTGTCGGCAAGACCGACGGTGCACGTGATGCCTGGATGGGCAAGTACATCAAGGGGGCGAAGCCATGAACGCTGGCATCTGGAAGATCGCCACGGCGAAGCTGTGCGGACAGTACATCCGGGACATGGAGGGCGAGTACATCTTTTCCCCCATGTGGCGGCGGACGCTGGTCGGAAAATGCGAACGCTGCGGAGAGAAGCGCGTCGTCCATGAGGTGCAGTACACGATGAACAAACGAGGGCTGGAGAAAAGAGGACTGGAGAATGGGCTTGAAAAGTGACGATCTGGCGCGGCTGTCCCCGGCGGCGCAGAAGCAGGTCATGGAGAAGATGCGGAAACCGGGGAAGTACAAGGCGCAGAAGACGAAGCGCGGGAAGCTGACCTTCGACAGCAAGAAGGAGGCGGAGCGCTACGACGCGCTGATGCTGCTGCAAAAGGCCGGGGAGATACGGGGCCTCAAATTACAGGTGCGGTACTGCTTGCAAGAGGCGTACATAACGTTTGAGGGCGACCCGGTGAAAAGTATCGACTACATCGCGGACTTCGTGTACGAGCGCAGAACGGCTCCTGACAGCTACGGCCAGCGGTACTGGTTGCCGGTGGTGGAGGACGTGAAGGGGATGCGTACCAGAGAGTATGCCATGAAAGCAAAGCTGTTCCGCAGTCGGTACGGGTTTGCTATACGGGAGGTGTGAAGCGTGAAACAACAAATCGCATTGAATGTAGACTGCATGGAGTATATGCGGACGCTTCCGGATAAGGCATTTGATCTTGCCATTGTAGACCCGCCGTATGGAATTAGCATTCATGATAGTGGCCGATTGAAAAAATACAATGCCACTGAAACAAGATGGGACGATGCGACTCCGGGTGATGTGTATTTTAGCGAATTAAAAAGATGTAGCAAAAACCAAATAATATGGGGGGGAAATTATTACGATCTTCCGCCTTGTAGGGGATTTGTTATTTGGGACAAAAAGCAGCCGGAAGATATTTCTTTTGCATCTTGCGAATTTGCATGGACTTCTTTCGATACATCTGCGAGAACTTTTTATTACTCGCCGTTGCAAGAAAAGGGGCAAAGAATACATCCAACGCAAAAGCCCGTGGCATTGTACGAGTGGCTGTTGATTAAGTACGCCAAAGAAGGCTGGCGCATACTGGATACACACTTGGGCAGTGGAAGCAGCAGGATAGCGGCCTACAACCTCGGCTTTGAGTTTGTGGGGTGCGAGATCGAACCGACATATTTCCAACTGCAAGAACAGCGGTTCGCGGAACATACGGCGCAGGAAAGGTTGTGGTGACGCATGGGCAAGCAGCATTTGAGCAGGGACGACCGCATCTTTATGCGGGGCAAGCTGCAAGGCACACGGGAGAACATGGACATGGTGGCAATGGTGCTGATG